GCTGGGTGTACGGCATTTGTTTTTTAGCGGACATAGCACTTTTAGTGATATCCCGAATCCTCAAGATTGGGGGACTAACTATTTTTTCCCGTACTCAAGAGATCATTCTTATCATAATTGGCTAAAAAACAACGGTGGAACCTACGTAAATGCAGCAAGTTACCATTTTGATGCCGAAAGTCATAGACTTTGGGCAGAATATCTGTTACAATACATCAACGATAACCAACTATTGAGCACGAATGAAATACCTACTGATTGATACTAGCAACATGTTTTTTCGTGCCAGGCACCAGGCGCATAGGCAAAGTGACACATGGACCAAGCTGGGGTTTGCATTGCACTTGACTATTATGAGTGCAAACAAAGTGGCACGTGATCTAGGTTGTGACCACGTGGTGTTTGCACTGGAAGGACGCAGCTGGCGCAAAGATGCTTACAAGCCTTACAAGGCCAACCGTGCTGTAGCCCGCGGTAAAATGACAGAAACAGAAGCAGAAGAAGACAAGCTGTTCTGGGAAACCTACGACGAGCTGACTAAATATTTGAGTACTAGAACAAACTGTAGTGTGATTCGTTGTGCCACAGCAGAAGCAGATGATATTATTGCACGTTGGATTGCATTGCACCCCCAAGATGAACACACAATCGTAAGCACTGACTCGGATTTTGTGCAACTGGTTGCGCCCAATGTACGACTCTACAACGGCGTCAACGATCATTTGTTTACAGTAGAAGGCGTGCGTGACGGCAAGGGCAAGCAGCTGAGCTTTACTATTGAAAGCAACTCAAAGATCAAAGTGGGCAAGGCCCGTGCAGATTTTGAAACTCCTCCGGACTATCAGAAGTGGGTGTTGTTTTTGAAATGTATGCGTGGAGATCCCGGTGACAATGTGTTCTCAGCTTATCCTGGTGTGCGTATCAAAGGCACCAAGAACAGTGTAGGGCTGGATGAAGCGTTTGCTGATCGAGACAGGAAAGGCTATGCCTGGAACAATCTCATGTTGCAACGTTGGACTGACCACGAGCAAGTCGAACACCGGGTGCTGGACGACTATGATCGCAACTGTATGTTGATTGATCTAACAGCACAACCGCAAGCTATCAAAGATGTCGTGGATGCTGCTATTCGTGAACAAGTATTGCCCCGCGATGTAGGCATGGTAGGCGCACATTTTCTCAAGTTCTGTGGCAAATACGAACTTACCAAACTCAGTGACCATGCAGATGCAATTGGTCGCTGGATGAACTCGACCTATCAAGGAGCATTAAATGATATTAGCTAAACCGGTGATTGCAGATCGCTATTGGATCTTGAAAAAAGACAATCACAAAGTTGGAGAGATTGAAGCCGGCGATGATGGGTACACTGTAAAAATACAAAACACTGTCAAGCGATATACCACAATCAAAATGTTGGGCAGAGATGCTGACATCAAGTTTGAACCAGCTGCGACTACCACCGTAGTGGCTGGCAACCAAGCGTATGGGTACAATACAGGCACCCAAGTGTTCAACGTACTTTGGGATGTCAAGCATAAATTGCCTTTGTTTACCAAAGAAGACAACAGCAAAAGTTGGTTTGCAGCTGGTTGGTATCGAGTAAAACAACACCGCAACTGGAAGACAGTACAAAACCCCAAACTAATTACCTTGCAACGATATGCATACCAAGGTCCCTTTCACTCTAAAGAAGAAGCAAATGCAAGTTAAAATCAAACGTCTCACACCCACTGCACAGATGCCAGTTTACGCAACACCAGGCGCTGCCTGCTTTGATATCTGTACCACTTCCATGTCTGGTTACATTCAACCAGGGGAAAGTGTTGTGTTTACCACAGGTCTCAGCTTTGAGATTCCTGCAGGCCATGTGATGAAAGTATTCAGCCGCAGTGGACATGGGTTCAAACAAGGTTTGCGACTGGTCAACGGTACAGGCATTATTGATTCTGACTACCGTGGCGAGCTCATGGTCAAGCTGCACAACGATAGCAGCAAGAGTGCTTTGATTGAATCTGGTGAACGCATTGCACAAGGCATGATTGTGCCTGTGGAGCAAGCTGAGTTTGTGTTTGCAGACAGCTTGAGCGACACCGAACGTGGCACAGGTGGCTTTGGCAGTACTGGCACAGTGTAATGCGTCAATCCCAACATCTCACTGCTGCTGACTGGGAGGCTATTCGAGCAAAACATGCTGCCATGACGCCTGAACAAGCCCGTGCATGGATCCGCAGGGTAATGGGTCCTCCCAGACGGACTCTAGAAGGTAAAGAACGAGATGACATGTTACTGTTACTTGCACTCATGGAGCCGGTCAGCAACAGCAACAATCAGCATGCCTGGACTGACGTTTATCACCTAGGAGACCGAGTGTTTCATGTAACATCGTTTCCTGCTGACGGAGATGATGTTATTTTGGAAGAGATGTTACTTGAGGAAGATGCATGAGACTGATCAACGACGAGTACAATGACTGCTGGGTCTGGGTAGAAGATCACAACGAAGATCTAGAACTCAGCCCGCACTTTGACTATGAAGAAGATGCAGTGCAGTGGAGGCACAGAATGGTTCAAGAGGTGCGCAATGTCAAAAACTCGTGAACAAATCATCACTGCCATGTGCTATACCTGGAGGCACGATTACGGGCTTGAAAAAATCTCAAGCGACGGATTTGATAGCTATTTTAGTGCTGGCATGACCAAACAACAACGAGAATCGTTGTGGCAACAAATGGCGCAGTTGTTTGATAACGACATTGCTCCTAACATGGAAATTAAAAAATGAAAGCACAACTGATTAACGGTTCGTGGCCAGTTGAAATCACAGATTTTGATTTTAACACAGCCACTCAGCACGATATTGATTTACTTGGGTGTCTGACCAATTATTACACCTTGGTGGTAGTCAAGCACCAAAGTAACCAACTGCCAGTTACGGTACAAGAAAATATCTGTGCCATGTTTGGATCTACTTTGCTGGACAGAGTTGATGCTACTACTTTCAAGCAACTGACCAAGCACCTTAAACATCAAGATGGCAACATGACGCTGCGAGTAACTGGGGAGCTAGATCACGAAGGCAAGCCGGGCTTGTTTGGCTCATCAGATGAACTGGAATGGCATGCCAACAAGGTCGAACAGCCTCACCGAAAAAGTCTAGTTTGGTTGTACGGAGAGCGCGGGACCAAAGACAGTGTAACTGAATTTACCAACCATGTGTTGGCCTACCAAGACCTTGATGTTGCACTTAAACAGCAAATTCAGGACCTGAAGATCAACTATAAATCTACTTTTCCTTATAGTAACCCCAAGTACGACCACGGCAAAGAAACTGCAGGCTGGCACACTCCGCCATTGGTGTTTACCAATCCAGGGGGCCAAACTGGCATTCATCTAAGCTGGTTGCATGTGGACTATTACGAAGGTCTTACAGTTGAACAATCGGCGGATATTACACAGCGTCTGACACAACATATTCTCGGAAATCCCAAATATCGGTATCGTCATGACTGGCAGGATGGTGATGTATTGCTTATGGAACAATGGTTAGGGGTGCACCGACGTCCGCCTTTTGAAAATATGCAACAGCGTGTGTTGGATCGCATTGAATCAAATTTTGACAAAGTAGATTTTGGCAAAATGGCCGAAGCATTAAGTCTCGTGGAGCATGTATGAGTTTGCATATCAACCGATTTATTGACAACATCAAGGCACACGAAAGCCGGGGCCAAAAAGATTTTAGCATGAGCATGCGTGATGCCAAAGATCTACATACAGACATTACCAAATTATTGCTGACACTGGAAACACTGCACACCAAGTCTTTGCCTGCAGCCAAGGACGAAGTGATTGTGGTAGAGCTTTCAGGTGGTGGCTTTAAAACTGCATAGTTTATGGCATAAATAACTGTATGAGCAGACCTAGACCACAAGTGTTGATTGAGCACATCAACAAGCAAACTTACAAAACAGAGCAAGTGCTGGCCAGCGACGGAGTGTGGGCAGTGTTCTACGATTCCAAACCTGTTAATCTTAAAACATCGCACATGCTAACACAGTACCCTGGACCCAAGTATAAAAAAACAAGTTTTTCAAATCCAGGGCATGCCAAGAACTTGGCTAAAAAATTAAACACACAATTCAAGACAGACAAGTTCACTGTGGTGTTGCTGACACAGGGGCAACAAGTGTACCCTGATGCAGCGCCTTGAACTTACCCGTAATTTATTAGAACACATGCCTGCAGAGGGTCGATTGACCCTTGCTGAAGCAGTTGCTGTGTGGTGGCACGACCCTCGGCCCACCAGTGGTCGCCGTCTAAGTTGGACAGGGTTTGCTGACTTTGTAAACCATCTTGATCTTGAACACTGGTCATTTGAATTTAAAAACAAAGGGTTGCCACCTTGGATCTATCTAAAACTGGACCACTTGCTGACCGCACCCTACTACATTGTTGACAACAAGAAAATAACCAGTTTAACAGTATTCAGCAGCAGCGATGCCATGATGATCAATCTGTATGGCAATGTAGAAAAGTGGATCGCTAGTCTGGAATAATTTGGTTGACCAAATAATCAACTTCGGGTATACTGTAGTTGTAGTAGTTAGTAATCACCGAGAAAGAGAGCGCAAAATGGCCCGTATTGATTGCCCAGTTGGTTATCGTGTAGATCTTATCGAATATGAGCGTGGTTGGGGTAGCAAAGTAGATGAAACCATCTACTTTGATAATGAAACAGAAGCTCGTGAATATGTATCTACTTTCAATGCAAAAAATACTGAAAAAGAAGTACCTGATTGGTACATGATTGCAGATTATCGCGGCAAAATCTAGCCAAAAGTAGTACTTTTTAGTACTACTTTTCGTGGCAAAAACGCTTGACCAAAATTGCCCGATTTGCTATAATATACACATGAACACAAAAACAGTGACACGCAAGAAAAGAACCGACAGATTGCATGTGATCTACATGATTGAGAGCGGCGCAGACTTTTACATTGGTGTTACTGCCAAGACTGAAAGCACTGTTAAGAAAAGTGTGATCACTCGTTGCCGCAAGCATTTTTACCGTATGCGTTCAGAAGACAAAAGCTGGATGCTGTACGAGACCATGCGTGAACGTGGTGTCAGCGAGTTCACTGTTCGCGTACTGGCTGTGGTGCGCGGCAAGACCGAAGCACACACTTTGGAGCGCGGTTTGATCCGTGAAATGAAACCCAATCTCAACACCGACGTGCGCGGGGTTGTGCAAGGTTGACAGGAATGTTTTACTGTGTTAAAATAAAGACTAAATAACAGCGCAACGAGATAGACTCCGAGCAGACATTATTGAAAGGATTTTTCAATGTCAAAAGCAACTTCATTCACCATCAAAAAAGCCTATGCGCTGTCAGCTATTGACAAAGCAGGCAAACGTGTCTACTACGATACTGACTCACATTCGGGTGGCTATCCTTATTGGAGCCCTTACCTGAACCAACACAAAGTTTGGGAATCGCTGGACAAGATTCCTACATTTTCCAGCACTGACTACATGCGCCGTGATGTAACTACCATTGAAGTTTTGGAAGTTAAAGTTCAAGCCAAGATTGTTGAGAGCACCGAACTTGTTTCAGAAGCAAGGGCCAACGCAATGGCAGAGATTGCCAAAATTGAAAAAGAACTGGCTCGCAAAGTTGCTATGTTGGAAGGTACAAAATGAAGTCCTACCACGAAATGATTCAGTTCATTGTTGACCAAGTTGACAATGGAAAAATGCGATACTATGAATGGCCTGCTGTATTGACTATTGCAGAAGCATACGGCATTCCTCAGGAAACTGTATTCAATGATATCAAATTTGAAAAAGAGTTCCGCGAACAGGCCCGTAAAGAAGCTCGCAAGGTAGCGAGCCGTGAAAGTAACGAACAACGCCGTTTGGCAAATATTGCTCGTCAAGGAGTACAAAATGTCTAAAAAATACGACACACTGGTCCTTATTGGACGTTTTCAACCACTTCACTCTGCTCACCTTGAGATTATCAAGCGGGCTACTGCACTCACAGATCAACTGGTGATCATTGTGGGCAGTGCCAACCAACCACGCACCTACAAGAATCCGTTTACCTTTGACGAACGGCGTGCAATGATCAAGTCAGCCACTGCTGGTTTGAGTATGCAGGTGCATGTGGAAGCCAACACAGACACAATCTACAACGACCAAGCCTGGGCTGTTCGTGTGCAAGGCATTGTGAGCAAATACAATACACTTGGCGGCCGGGTCGGTATTATCGGACACAAAAAAGACGACTCAAGTTTCTACTTGGGCATGTTCCCGCAGTGGGGCTATGAAGATGTTGAACTGGTTGAGTTCCTGAGTGCAGTTGACATTCGTGATCTCTACTTCAAGCAACAAGTCAACTACAAATTCATACAAGGCGTACTTCCTGAAACCACATACGATTTCTTGTTGGACTTTGCTCACACAGATGAATATCGTCAAATCATCCGTGAACGAGAATTCATTGCTGAACACAATAAACAGTATGCTGGCTTGAAGTATCCTCCAATCTTCTCCACAGCAGACGCAGTTGTTATCTGTTCAGGTCACGTGCTCATGATCCGTCGACGTGCCGAACCCGGTCGAGGCTTGTGGGCATTGCCCGGAGGTTATGTTAACGCTAACACAGACAAGAGTGTAGAAGACGCTGCCATCCGCGAGCTTCGTGAAGAAACACAAATCAAGGTCCCTGCTCCAGTGCTTCGTGGCAGCATTCAACGTAGCCGGGTCTTTGACGCGATTGATCGCAGTCCACGTGGACGTATCATTACTCATGCTTTTCACATCCAACTGCCCGACGGCGAACTGCCCCGGGTAAAAGGAAGTGACGACGCAGAAAAGGCACGGTGGGTTCCTATTGCAGAAGTCCAGTCGGACCAATGCTTTGAGGATCATTTTGAAATCATCCAACACTTTTTGGGTGCATAAACCGGTTGGCATAGAAATAGGTCTGTGCTATACTGTAAGCAAGTCCCAGAGAAAGACTTTGGGCAAGATGTAAAATAAAGGAACTTTATTATGAAACTCGCAAGCAACATTATTCTCAACGTAGATAGTTACAAAACTTCTATGTTTTTGCAATACCCAGCAGGAACTACAGGTGTTTATTCGTATATCGAAAGTCGGGGCGGCCGTTACGATAGAACAGTATTCTTCGGACTCCAGGCTTTTATCAAAGAGTACTTACTCGATCCTATTACTCAAGCAGACATCGACATTGCTGAGGAAATCCTTACCGCACACGGTGAGCCTTTCAACCGAGCAGGATGGCAGTACATTCTTGACAAGCACCGCGGATACCTCCCAGTTGTTATCAGAGCCGTCCCTGAAGGAACTGTTGTACCAGTTAAGAATGTACTGGCCACAATTGAAAACACAGACCCAGAATGTTACTGGCTGACCACTTGGTTGGAAACTGCCTTGCTTCGTGCGGTGTGGTACGGTACTACTGTTGCAACACAATCATACACAATTAAACAAGTGATTCTTGACTACTTGGAGAGAACTGGTGACCCTACAAACATTGATTTTAAGTTGCATGACTTTGGTGCTCGTGGAGTTTCTAGTATGGAGTCTGCTGGCATCGGAGGCGCGGCTCACTTGGTTAATTTTATGGGCACTGACACTATTAGTGGTGTTCTTTACGCTCGTGAGTACTACAACGCTGGCATCGCTGGTTTCAGTATTCCTGCCGCAGAACACAGCACAATCACCAGCTGGGGTCGTGACAACGAAGTAAAAGCCTATGAAAACATGCTTACACAATTTGCTAAACCTGGTGCTATCCTTGCCGTGGTTAGTGACAGTTACGATATTTTCAATGCCGTCTCTAAACTTTGGGGCGAAGATCTCAAGCAGCTTGTTATTGATAGTGGCGCTACCGTTGTTATTCGTCCTGACTCCGGTGATCCTGTTGAAGTTAATCGTCGATTGGTTGAGATCCTAGGAGAGAAATTTGGCTACACTATCAACGCTAAAGGCTTCAAGGTCCTGAACAATGTTCGTCTTATCCAAGGTGATGGTATCAACGAACTTACTGTTCGCAGTATCCTTGGTGCTTTTATGGCAATGGGCTGGAGTGCCGATAACATTGCGTTTGGTATGGGTGGAGCCTTGCTTCAGATCGTGGATCGCGACACACAACGATTTGCAATGAAATGCAGTGCCGCCGAGGTCAACGGCAAGTGGATTGATGTTGTTAAAGACCCTGTTACTGACAGTGGCAAAAAGAGCAAGGCAGGTCGCGTTACACTTTGGACCAACGGTGCAGGTGAGTATGTGTCCAGCGTTGACGAACCCACTCAATGGGCTGACCGAGGCTGGACAAAGGCTCTGGTGCCAGTGTTCTGGGACGGCAAACTTGAAAAAGACTACACATTTGATCAAGTTCGAGCCAACGCTAAAAAGTAATACTTGAGCGTACCAAAAAAGTAGTACTCTAGTACTACTTTTTTTTTGGTTGACCAAAAATGCTCAATTTGTTATAATATACACATAGCAAAGCAAAACAGGAACGCACAATGAGCAAACGAATTGACGAACTCTGGGGCCAAGCACTAGATCAAGCCGTGCCTGATACTTACTCAAGTCTGAGCTGGACTCAGGTTGAAAAAATCAAAGCTGTGTTCGCCGAGCTGATTGTGAAAGAATGTGCTGACGCCGCTGATATGTATGAAGGCCAGAGTGATTATGTTGGCGATTGTGTAGCAGAATATATGGGTTACGGTCAAGAAGAAGGTGTAGCCGAGTGGAGAGCAAAATGAACGAACGAAATGAAAATGAATATGAAGTATCTTACAACATACCGTTTGTCTGTATTGCGGCCATTCTTGTTTTGACTTTCATGATGGTGATATCAAAATGAACAAACGAATTAGCCAACTTATCAAACAATCGTATGTGACAATCCGAACTCCAAGCGGAGAGGAATCCACATATTTCAGCCAAGAAAAGTTCGCCGAGTTGATTGTGAAAGAATGTACTAAACTGATCGAACAGTCCATAGAGGATGATGAATACTGGTCACGAGCTACAGGTGCCGAGTCGATTATGGCTATCGAAGACCATTTC